CATATGCATTATTGCCTACATCTGAGAGAATTATTCTTGACCCATATATAGTATTTTTTAATAAAGAACCTGGATATTCATTCTCATATTCAGGATCATATCGGCCAGCCCATACTTCAATTTTATCTATCTTGTAGGGGTCATATAGTATACCATCATCAAAGAATGATTTTCTGAGACGGACAAAATGATCTACGTGACCCGCAAAGCGTTCATAGTATATAACAGCCATAATTATTTCACCTCACTTAGAATTTTGGCATATTTCGCCTTTCCTCTTCTAAAGCTTTTTCTAACTTTTTAATAATATCAATCCTTTCTTGTGTAGGCATCATTTCTATATCTTGCCAGGTGTAAAGACCTACACGGTGTAGTACAAATTGTTGTTCTATCAAATCTTTATATTGATCCTCTAAGACTTCGCCTGGCTGTAATGGAAAAAATCGACTGTCAATGGTAAATCTACAGCAAATTCATTAGCACATTTTGGACAGATATGTTTTACTTCAATATCTACTCCACAATCTTTTTCATTCATATCTTGTCTTAGCGCTGCAGCATCTCCAGCCAACATATTATCTACAAATTTCTCTATTTCTTTCTTATCAGTAACATTTTCTACCAATTCAATAGATCTGGACAATTTATAAGTAATAGTATTATCTATCTGATCTGCAGCAAAATTAGCTAAACGTCTCTCTTGTTCTTCTAATATTGCCAATTCATCTGCTCCTCTCATAAGTCTATAAGCAATTCTTTTCTTAGATAATGGAAGAGTAAAGTCTATTGGTTCTTTAAAGGTATCAGCCAAATATCTTGTTGCTATTTCATTTAGATTAAAAATGTTTTCAAATTGTGTGTTGCAAGCAGGACAATTTATCTTATATTCGTATGCAGCACCATAAGAAATACATCTTAAATAAAAAAGAAGAAAGCTTCTATCACCAGACAGAAGCTCAGAAACATTTATTATTGGATTTTTAATACAATTTCTAAATATCATATCTAAAGCTTTACCAGTTTTGACTAATCTAACGGTAGATAGAATTTTTTCATCTTTTATAGTCATAGCACGAATTTCTATCTTGCCTTCAGTTGTCCAACTCTTGTCATATAACATGCCTTTTGAAGGCAGTAAAACTGACTCGTAAATCATATTATCCATTTTTAATCTCCTTTTTGTTAGCCCAATAAAGTTTCATGGCTAAACGTTTCTTTTCTTGTGTCTCTTGTGAATATTTCTTTCCAAGATGCGCTAAACGATTCTTTTGCTTAGCTTCTTTAGAATGATGTGTTCCTTGTTTAGATAATCCGATATTTCTACAATGTTCTAGAGAATTTTTCTTTCCAAGTTTAGCTATGCTCTGCTTATTTTTAGTTTCTTCTGAATGTTTTTTACCGATATGTGATAAACATAAATTTTCTATATGCTGTGGAGACTTAGGTTTTCCTTTCATTAGCAGCCTAATTTTTTCTCTAACTTCAAGTCTTTTAGCTGGATTACCATCACCTATCATAACATTAAAAAAGTGCTCAGATTGCTTTTTCCCTAACATACCTTTATGAGGATATAACAATAAATTATATCCTTTTGGATAAATACAATCATATTTTTTAATATAATAAGATTCTAATATATCAGTTTCTTCTTTATCATCAGCGTATGCTATCAATTCAAGTATAAAATTTTCTTTACCAGATTTTTTTATTTCAGGCTTTATTAATTTACCACTGCCATAATAAGAACAATTAAATTCACCTTTTCTTTGCCCAATATAATTCATTCCATTTCTTAAATCTACAGTTTTGTAGATATAACCATATTCCATTTTTATCTCCACTAAATCAATTTTCTAAGCAGTGTTACTTGAGTTAAGGAAGCATTTATCCACTTTCATTGTCACGTCGATCATTACTGTATCACTTGAACCATAATCAAGATCTGTATAGTTCAAAGTTTGTGGCCACAGACCAATTAATGACCAAGAAACTTGCTCATTACCGAGACCATCATACATAGTAAGAACTCCGTCTCTCTTATAACCAGTAGTGCCACCAGCTGGATACATCAAATTCGTTCTAGGATCAAATATAACATTTCTCCATTGCTCGATTATTTGAGAAGTATACATACCAGTTTCTGAATCAGGTATTGCATCATACATTCTAAATGTAATCGGCTCATATATAGTTTTTCCAGCAATATAGAACTTATCATTGAAGTGTTCTACAGTAGTTATTTCAGAATTAAAATTAGGTCTGCTGCATGTTAGAAGTGCCAACTTCATCTTATCAAAACCGGCCAGCTGGAATACTTCAAGTTCCCATCTAAAACGTCTTAAGGGTTCAAATTTGAAACCGCCTTGATACTGGTTTCCAGCCCTAAAACCTATATTCTGCGTGGTATTTGCCATTTTCATCCCTCCATGGTAAACAGTTATTTTCCTATTCCTGTTTAAATATATATTTAGTATCTCTACAATAATGTAAAATAATCGTTTACAAATGTACACAGATATGTTATAATAAAATAAAACAAAGGAGATAACATGAATAAACTTAAATATGAATGGCAAATCGGAGAATCAATTTTTACAGGAACAGGTGAATTCGAATCAGAGGAAGCTTTAAAAACTCATCTCGATAAAATTGGAGGCAAATTGGTACGGATATTATCACAAGAAAAAATTGAAAAGCAGCTTACTCCTGTACAGCTTACTCCTGTGCCCGAGATGAATATAAGAACATATGTACTCAGTATACAAAAAGGTGCTTATCTTCAAGTAGGACAAAAAGTAGAAGCTTTTTCTAACAATTATCCAGGAAAAATATTTAATGGGATAGTTGAAAAACTTACAACTAATACAGTGACAGTAAAGATCGATAATAAAGATAATCTTTTACAAGATGGTATGGATTTAGCTTTTAACTATAATTATAAGAAACAAACAATTAACCCTCTATTAGGTTTAGCAATGATCGCTGGAGCATTCTGGTTAGGAAATAAATTGGTACCAACATTTACACCACTATATCAAAAAGATAAATATGGAATACTGAGATAAACAAAAAGGAGGGTATAAATGAAAAAAACGATAAAAATTTTAGAACAGATAGAAACAGCCTCAGGCAGAATAGATAAAGAGAATATTATTAACACGAACCCGACTGAGGAACTGAAATTTGTGTTTGAAACAGCACTCAATCCATTCTATGTATATGGAGCTTTTGACTTTGATATTCCTGGACAAGCTTTCAGAATGGATGTTCCTACGTTAAAAGAATTGAAAGAACTCCGCAGCAAACTTCTCAATAAAACATATACAGGAAATACTGCAAAAGAAGAAATGAGAAAAACTCTTCTTACAGCTGATGAGACTGCAAGAAAATGGCTTATAAGAATGTTTAAAAAAGATCTGAAGTGTGGAGCATCAACAAAAGCATTAAATAAAGTATTTAAAGGCCTTATACCAGAATTTCAAATAGGCCTTTGTGATAAATATGAAAATCCAAGTATCTTTAAAATGAGCAAATGGTACGCTGAACCGAAATATGATGGCAATCGTGCAGTAGCATTCGTCGATAAAGAACATAATGTAACTATAGTATCAAGAAATAATAAGCCAGTCTATAACGTGGAGCATATCATGGGAGAATTATCAGATATATGTAAAAAGAATAAACTCAATAATGTAATATTCGATGGTGAGCTTTATGGATCAGACTGGAACGAATCTACAAGTATCATCAGAAGCAGTGTATCTAAAGTAGATAATACAAAGATATTCTATTATATCTTTGATATGGTTCATGGAGAAGAATGGGTAGATCGAGTAACGAAGAGGTTATGGGATCGAAAAGAGGAAATAACTCAGAAGTTGATACCAGATATAGGAAAATATAAGAATATAAGGATAACACCGTGGTACCCAGTAAATAATCTTGAAGAAGCTGAAAAGATATATAAAGCAAAGCTGAAAGATGGGTTTGAAGGTCTAGTATTAAAACAAATATCTTCTATGTATCCATTTGGAAGATCTATGGCATGGTTGAAATGGAAGCCAACTCAAACATATGACGTTAAAATAGTTGGTTATGAACCTGGGAAAGTAGGAAGCAAATATGAGTCTATTCTTGGAGCATTTATCTGTGAATTAGATGGAAAGAAAATTAGAGTAGGTGGAGGATATTCAGATGCATTACGAATGGAATTTTGGAGAGATCGTGATAAAATGAAAGGTATGATAATAGAGGTAGAATGTCAAGAAAAAACAAAAGACGGTTCATTGCGTTTTCCTGTCTTTCTTAGAATAAGAGAGGATCTGAATGCCTAATAAGGAGGATAAATGAAAATAAAACAATTAAATCTACTTGTTGGCTTATACCTTAGTGTATATTATTTACTGATCCAAAAGGCTGATCCATATATAGATGAGAAAATATTTGGTATATTGCTGATGTGGTTTGTAATTGATATAACAAATATAACAAAGAAATAATAATCGTTTACAAATGTACACAGATATGTTATAATGCAGAAAGGAAGGAAAAATATGAAATTGATAGACATGGTTAAAAGCAGTCTGATGAGTATCAAAAAGGAAAATCTGAAAACCTTACACAAGGATAAGATAAGTGTAAGTATCACTTCAGATACTATAACAATAAAAGAAATGAAATATAAAGAAAGGAGGCTACCAAAGCCATCATTAGAAAAACATGAACAAAAAATAATTAAGGAGGTGAAGCAAAAGGTAAAAGATACTTCAGATTTAATAAATATACATATACTTCTGGAACGTCTTATGGATGAAATAAAGAGTACAAAGTTTATAGGAATAGATGTAAAAAATACAATGGAGATCGAGAAAGATTTTAGAAACATTAATCAATTGTTCGGACAAAAACTATTGGAGGTGAAAAATGGCTAAAAAGAACCATCAGACATTAGTAAAAGCTTTATTTGAGTTACTTTCAGATAATGATTATCACACTATCGAAGAAGTAGCTGATTACCTGAACCGTTCTAAAGGAATAGCAACATCAATGGTACACATTGCACGCGAGAAGTTTTTGAGTGGTGTTGCAGATGAATATATACACTCAACAAAACGTGGATATACCATCAATCCAAAGCCTGAAGATCTTGCAGGTGAGGCACGGCGTAGATGGAGAATGGGAACAAGTGTAGTTATAAATGGTACTCCTATCTATAAGCAACTAAAGCAATTGTATGGCAACAGATTTAATACTCTATCAGTAGAATACAAACCGAAATTGGTAGAGATGAAAAAGTTAATCGGATGAAAAAATCTATCTTTCCTCCAATAGACGCAGAAGAATTGGAGGAAAGATCAGAAAAAGAAAGGACAAGTTATATGTATAAGAAATTAAGTGAT